GCTGACTATTGAAGGCCACACCATAGACGCTGACAACAACTTAACATTTGTTGTGCAACAAGTTATTCTTTCAGGTCAGACCCGCGTGGCGCTAACTACACCTTTAGCACGCGTAAATAGGGTAGCCAATGTAAGTAGTGACGACCTTGCAGGGGACGTATATGTATATGAGAACGGCCCGATAACCGCAGGCGTACCTAACGATTTGACGACTGCTCATGCTTCAGTATTGGGCACGTTAGGACAAAACCAAACGTTTAAAGCGGCGACAAGCGTTTCGAGTTCTGATTATTTCATCTTGACTAGGCTACAACTCTCTGTCACCCGTAAAACAGCGGCGACAGTGGATGGTATTTTAGAACGTAGGGTTATACCTAACGTATTTAGACCTGTAACGGGCATCGTAACTGTTAACTCGTCAGGGCAAAGTACAGTTTCTATCGAGCTAAACCCCGCGCTTATTGTTAGACCTAATAGCGACATTCGTTTCCGTGCGATTGCATCATCTACAGGTACAGAAGTATCCGCTACGTTTGCTGGGTATTTTGCACAAATATCATACTGAAACTTGTTTTCTTTTGGGAACGGTGTACATTAACAAGTAAGGGTGAAACTTTATCTACGTAGACAGGCCCACACCCGTCTGACTATACACAGACTACGTAGTGACTCGTGTATGAGGAATTACTAATGGCAACCGCAACTTTCTCCGGTCCAGTCGTGTCTCTTAACGGCTTTGACCTACCAATCTCTCTAACCGCAGAACTTCCAGCAGCCGCAGATAATACTGGCGTAATCCGTATTATCACCGATAACGGCGTAGCTAACGACGAGTTCGCACTTGTTGTTAGTAACGGCACAGCTTGGCTGGCTATTGCAACCGCAGCGCTTAGTTAATGACTATCACAGCAGCCGCTAAAAAACACCTCGCTGTTCTGGCCGAGCGTGGCGTTAAGGCTGAGAAAAAGGTCAAAGACGGCAAGCTTACGACCAAAACCGCTACGAAGCGCAAGCCGCGTAAAGCTAAGGAGTAGCGTATGGCTACTTTAGTAAGTGTTAAACGAATAACGGCTACTGGTGATGTCGGTGTTGGACCAGCACGTCTTAAATACGTACACGCTGTATCCGATATAGGTGGTGGTAGACTTACTATCACTGATGGTACTGGTGGCGCTACTCTGTTTGATGCAGATTTCTTAGCATCTGACTGTACTGGGGTAACACTGCCCGACGAAGGTTTACGCTTTGCCAATAGCATGGTTGTCACTGCGATAACCAACATGGTTTCAGTGACGTTGGTGTATGGGTAATGAAAGCTACTAACCAAGTACGTAAATACTATGCCAAAGGCGGTTCCGTAAAGGGGAAGAAAAACCCCTGCTGGAAAGGCTATGAAATGGTCGGTAAAAAAGATAAGGACGGTAAAAAGGTCCCTAACTGCGTACCTAAAAAGAAGAAGCTAGCTAAAGGCGGCAAGGTATCTGCGGATAAAAAGTACGCTGATGGCACTACGTACAAAGACAGTGACGGTAAGACACACAAACGTGTTAGTAGCCCCGGCACTAAGCGCGGCGATGCTTACTGCGCTAGAACGGTGAGCCAAAAGCGCACCGAGAAAGTGAAAGCCCGACGTAAAGCGTGGGGTTGTAGCGGACAAAAGAGCGTTAAAAAGTGACAATAAGTAGAGCCAACAACGGCAAACAGGTTACTACTGGGAGAACCAAAATGAACAGACGTGAACTAGCAAGAAAAATGAAAAGCAAGGGCCGTGGTATGACCCCCAATAAACGCGAAGATACCATCGGTAACAGACGTGGAATGGCAAGTAGAATGAAAAGCAAGGGCCGTGGTATGACCCCCACGGAACGCGAAGATACCATTGGTAACGTACGTGGTACGAGTGCTAAAGCTAAAACTGGCCTAACCCGTCGTAAAGCTGTAGGACCTAGAAAACCTGTTGACCGCGCTGAACCTGTTGTGCCTCGTTCTTCGCGTCTAGCTGGAGGCGGTATGGCTAAGAAGAAAATGGCTGGCGGGGGTTCGTGTGGTAGCAAGAAAGGCTACGCGAAGGGCGGCAAAGTTAGAGGCGCTGGCGTCTGTAAGAAAGGCGTACGCCCAGCTAAAATGGTTTAGGAGTATCTTATGAAAGAGAAACAACCTAAAACCGTAGAGCAGGCTAATTCGCGTGCCTATAACAAGGGCGAGAAGCCGCCAGCTACAAGTGGTGGTAAACCACGTGGTTGCGGTGCAGCTAAAAAAGGCTGTACACCCTGTAAAGTATGCTAAGAGGTGATTCGTGCCTACATCTGGAACTACTGACTTTACGTTAGACTTCACGGAAATAGCCGAAGAAGCATGGGAACGTGCGGGTAAAGAAATGCGGTCTGGTTACCAGCTACGCACTGCCCGTCGTTCTATGAACTTGCTTTGTATCGAGTGGCAAAACCGCGGGATGAACCTATGGACGGTAGAAGAAGGCACAATACCCCTACTTACTGGGGTATCTAACTACACACTCCCCGCTGATACATTGGGTCTAATTGAACAGCAGATACGTACCGATGATGGTAACGCTGCTAAACAAACTGACTTATCTATCACGCGTATAGGGGTCCATGTGTACGCTTCTATACCTAACAAGTTAACACAAGGCAGACCAATCCAAGTCTACGTAGACCGTCAAAGAGACGCTACGGAGATAAATATATGGCCTGTACCTAATTCTGACATCTATACGTTCGCCTACTGGCGTATGCGTAGATTACAAGATGCGGGGTCGGGGGCTGCAAACCCTGACATGCCGTACCGCTTTCTTCCTGCGCTTGTCGCGGGTTTAGCGTACTACATAGCTATGAAAGACCCTGAGTTACGTGCTGGCGCACCGATGCTTCAGGCAGAGTACGAGAAACAGTACGACCTAGCTGCACAAGAGGACAGAGAAAAAGTACCTTTTAGAGCAGTACCTCGGTTGAGGGTGTAACAATGGGTAGTCGTTTCGCGTCTGATAAAAACGCCCTCGGTATATGCGACATAACGGGTTTCCGTTACAAGCTGAAGGATTTGAAAAAGGTCTACCGTAAAGGCGAAGATACTGGATTATTAGCAGGTCCCGATGTATGGGACCCTGACCAGCCTCAGTTAAAACTAGGCGAATTTCGTGTGGATGACCCGCAAGCACTGCGTAACCCACGTCCTGACTCAGCGGAGCGCGATACTTCACGTGAGTTAACTGGTGAACAGTACGACGACTGGGTAGCCAAAATCCCGTAGGAGGCGGTATGAATTACTCTGAACTAACCGCTGATATTCAAGAGGCGAACGAGTTTACGTTTGAAGCTGACCAACTAGCGTTATTCGTAGAGCAGGCTGAGAAACTAATATATAACTCAGTACATGTTCCCAGCCTTAGAAAATCTGTTACTGGCACGCTAACCGCCAGTACTAATGAATTTACTTTACCTGCTGACTTTGTGTGGCCCGAATCCTTTGAGATACAGGACGCCGCAGGTAACGCTATCTATTTACTAGATAAAGAATACGACTTCATGCGTGAAGCATACCCTAACAACTCAGTAGAAGGCACACCAAAATACTATGGTCTTATAGACCAGAGCCTAGCAAGATTAGGCCCAGTGCCGGATTTAGCGTATGATTATACTTTGTTCTACGGGTACTACCCAGAATCTATCGTGACAGCGGGTACGACGTGGCTAGGCGATAACTTCGGTAACGTGTTATTCAATGCTTCTATGGTAGAAGCCGCCCGGTTTTTGAAACAAGAACAAGATATAGTAGCTAACTACCAACAGCTACTTATTGATTCTTTGCAGTCTATGAAGAACGTTATTGACGGTAGACGCAGACAAGATACTTATCGTCGCGGCGAACCAAGACAGCCAGCGGCATAACTACGATAAACTATTCACCATGAGCGCGAAAGGGATGACAGATGTTCTCAATGTAAGACGTAAAGGTGACGTATACCGCAGGGGCACCCGCGGGTAATAATTGGGGTAATACATGGCAACTCAATATACAGACAGATTACGGTTAGCACTTCCTACGCAGGGTGAACTTACAGGTACGTGGGGCGATGTAGTAAACGTTGAGGTTACGGAGCTAATAGAGCAGGCCATAGCAGGTTTTACTGTAGTCAATACTTGGACTACCAATACCCACGTATTAACAGCCTCGAACGGTACAGACGACGAAGCGCGCTCTATGGTGTTGTCTTTGACTGATACTGGCGGGGCTTTGTCAGCGGCGGGGGAGCTTATCTGCCCAACCCAAAGCAAAGTTTATATTGTCGATAACACTACTGGTCAAGATATTACGATAAAAACGGCGGCAGGTGCCGGGGTCACTATCCCTACAGGGCTCGCGGGGTTTGTATACTGCGATGGCACCAAAGTGGTAGACGCAATTAGCTACGTTCCATTTGATAACTCGGCTTCTGGATTAACCGCTACAAATGTGAAGGCGGCTATCGACGAGCTTGATGGGCGACTAGATACTGCGGAGGCAGACATCACCGTGCTTGATGGGCGACTAGATACTGCGGAGGCAGACATCACCGCGCTACAAAGCACTACGGGCTCCCTTGGCACTGCCGCGTTTGACGACGCACAAACGTCAGCGCTAGACACAACCGCAGGTGCGTTAATGGCAGTGGGTGCGTTTGGGTTGGGCACTGCAAGCGTATCAATTTTAGATGACTTAGATAACAACCAGCAACCAAGCGGCTTATACTATTCAGTTACAGGAACTACGGCTAATAACACTATTGATGGTTCAAGTTTTGTAGGTTCGGTGCTTATCATAGCTAGAGCGAACGGAGCGAGGGTCACTCAGTATGCCATTAGTGAAGGAACCTTGAAGGCTTACATTAGAAATTACAACTCAGGTAGAGTCGGTGCTGAATGGGAACCTTGGCAAGAAATATGGCACACAGGAAACCTCGTTAAAACGACTTCACCAACAGACACCACAGCAGGCTCTATTACTAAGGTTGGTGATTTTGGTGTAGGCAGCGCTATATTTCTAACAAGCGGCGACACAGCGACATTTGCCGAGGGTAAGTACGTTGTAACGAGTGCGGTTCTAAACTTACCGAGAGCAGGTGTATCGTTCAACATAGATGTTACCGCAACAGTAGGTTTACCAGCTAAAACATTTTATGCAAATGAATTAAACACCAACAGGTTTTGGATTGGCTGGAACGCAAATGGTGGTGCTATAACGTGGCAAGAAATCTGGCACACAGGCAACCTAGTAAAAACCACATCAAGCACTGATACAACCGAGGGTAGAGTTCCCGTTTCTCGTGGCGCTGGCGGCATTTGGGGGCTGGGGGCTTCAACAATACCATCCACATCAGATGCTAACGCACTATTTAGGACTGGTTTTTATACAACGGCTGGCTCATGGACTGGCTCACCTATAGCTGGTACTTCTGGTGGTAATCAAGGGTATATACTGCACCAGCAATGGAACGCTTCAACTTATGCTACGCAGTTGTTTTTCTCAATAAACGCAACAAAGA